CGAAGATCAAGCATATCTAATATTTGAGAAGTAGAACTAAGTTCAAACTCATCGGCTGTATCTGTTGTTAATCCCGGTTGCCATATTTGTGGGATATCTCCTGTGGGTGCTTGTACTGATACGCGTAAAGTCCCCGGTGCATAAGTTATTACCCCACTCTGAGCTAAAGTAAGGTTAGCTGCAATAAGTGAGTAGTTAAGTGATCTGACTACTTTAGCAGTTACTGTTAAACCAGCTAAATAGTTCCATCCAGGTAATGGTTGGAATGTAGATCCTGCAGTTGTGCTACCATATAAACAATATAAAGGTGTTGTTTTACCGTTGTTTACTACAACAGCAAATCCACCGTTAAATAACGTACCTTGCCAATCACTATTGTCATAGACTACATCGGCAGAAGTAAACATATTAGAGGAATTACCTGCTGCATCTACACGAACAATAGCTCCATTTTTAGCAAAGATATTGTAACCTTGATCTGGTCTTTTCCAATGAATACCATAGTCAGGAGTAATACTTACAGTCCTATATGCTGTTTCACCAGTAATTGTTTGTACTGCATTGTCATCAAACCTAACATTAAGTACATCTGAAAACACATTAGGCGCAACAATCAAAGGTGATAGGTCTGTGTTAAGACCTCCTTTGCCTAGGTCTGTAATTGGGGTTGCCATTGGGTATTCTCCTTATAGTGTAACGTTAGTTATACTACCGTTATATTTTCTCTTTAATAAATGCTCTAACTAGTTGACCAACAATATCTGATCTGACAATATCATCTACTGTAAATTCTACAATAGGAATATCAATATTATGTTTCTTGCAGATCTTACAAAACTTAAGAATCTCATTACCAGAATTAATATCTGATTGAGTGCTGTCACCCATAAGAACCATTTTTGAGTTCTCACCTAAGCGGGTTGTTATTGCTTTTAATTCTTCTATTGTAAGGTTTTGACACTCGTCTACTAGCACAAGGGAATTTTCAAACGAACGACCACGGATAGTTTCAAGTGGTTGTAATTGAAGAATATTCTTAGCTTCAATATATTCGTACTTTGTTTTGCCTAGCTGTTTTTCTAGGACTGAAATTAGGGGTAATAACCAAGGAGTTAATTTCTCATTGACATTACCGGGAAAGAAACCCAGAGAACGACCCGTTGGTACGTTACTCCGAGTTAAAATAATATGATCATATTTCCCTGTTAGAAATAGTTGTGCAACTTTAGAAGCAGCACAATAAGTTTTACCGACACCTGCAGCGCCTAGTGTAACGGTAATAGGGAATTCATCAATAGCATCTAACAATAATTGTTGATTAGGGGTTTTTGGTTGGATATGAAATGAACGTTCACTACGTTGGATACGTTCACTACGCTGCTTGTTACTTCTTTTCATATATCCTTTATTTACTATTAGGTACCGCCTCTAAATCTTTACGGCAAGATATGAGGGACTTTTTAATTATTTCAGCTTTGGTAGCTTCCCCGATAAGAAATTCTGCATCCTCTCTAAATAGTTGTTGTCCAGTGCTTCCTGCTCCTGTTGGCTCAGTGGTTGGCTCTTTGGTATTTGTAGTTGGATTACTTGCGGTTCTTTGGGGGCGTGACTGCAAGCTGCTAATGATAGCAGCATTACGCTGATTAAGATTGTATATTTCACGATCTTTCTCTAGGTTATTTAAAACAAACTTCTTTTGTATTTCACTATTTTGTTTTGATAGCTCAATAATTTTTTGATTGTTTATAATTGATTGTTCCAGTTTATATTGCTCAAGTTTATTATTATATTTTAATCTACCATAGTCATATGATAAATAATTAAGCAACATAACACCAGCTAATATAAAAACATATTTAACCATTTGTACACATTCTATATTCTTCCTGCCTTCTCTTAGTGAGTCCAGAAAGAGGTTTGCCTTTGAAGTTATTGTATAAAAGGATAGTCTTACACGCTCCATCATAATCATACGCCTTTAGTTTAGGAATAATAGATGATTTACAAAAGGCACCTGAACCGATATTATAAGTTAAAGATACATAAGCACTATACTCGTAGGCTGTTAAGGGTATATCCCCAACACACCTTTTAACTGCTTGTTCAAATTCATTTGTATCATTTAATAACTTAATTAATGCCCGTTCAGGTGTTATCTTATCACCCATTTTAACATTGTTTGTTGTTCCAAAACCTATAGTGGGTACATCACCGGGTACGGGTATATAGGCTTCTGATTTATACCCTTCATGCATTGCAATGCTTATTAAAGCAGATGCAGATAGTGAGAGGGAAGCCATCTTCATTCTTTCGATCATATGACTCCCTTTTGTTTAAACAGATTTATTTTTAGGTTTGTTTATTACATCTTTATAAATGCTATAAACTTTGTGACCAATCATAAGTAATGTATATATCAAAGTAGCCCAAAGAAGTACTTCAGATACTTGATAACCATAAATGGTTGCTAATGAAACTGTCACAGGAGCAGCGGATTTGGTAGCAATACTAACCCCTGTTTCAGTTGTTTGTTGTAACGTAGTTGACATGAATTATCCCCAAATTCGAAAAGGTGTTGAAGGGTTAACGCTAAATGGCATTAAAATTTCAGCATCTTCACCTTCTGTTAATCGGATATTGATATGCCAGCCGGGAAGTGCAACAGGCTCTGCTTCAGGATCGTCTTGACGCTCGTACAAAACACCAAGCGTGTCAATGTTGGTGTAATTGGGCGTGACGTAAGCTTCAATGGTCACGTTGCCATCTTCATCAGTCACAGCATTGTGTGTGGTGTACAGCACTGCATCAGCAGCAGCTTGGTCGGGAAAGGCGAGGTAGTAGTCCATGATTTGTCCTTAACTTGTGAGGGCTTGCAACTGAGCGTTAACAAGTCGCATTGGGTAATAGGCAACTTTGCGGATTAAAAGGTTTGAACTTATACTGCTTGCACTAGCGCCAAACCGAAGTGCTGTAAGAGACAACGGCAATAAACAGGAGGTATCAGTATTACCCAAAACATTATTAACAGCAGCAACCGAATTGTTGTTTGCAAAACCCACAGCAATTTTATTAAATGTGTTCGCAATGAATGTGGTAGCCGGGGTCGATAAAAGTGCTTCTGTGTTCCCGCCTCTAACAATTGGGTTTTGCATTGACGCCACGGAGGTTGCATTTGTTGCAAGATAGTTTGAGTTGGAACCATCATCGGCTTGAAAAACTCGCTGTCCAGAAACGCCCGTCAAACCAGTAAAAGCAAAGTCACTGTAAAAGCTACCCTCCGCTTGGTTATACCAACTGCTGAAGTTCGTACCCGTCATGCTTGCAGCGTCAGCAGCCCGTGTGACCTGTGAAGCCACTGTTGGGATGTAGCTGGTGGCAAATGCTCCGGCTTCCAGTTGAGCGCCCCATGCAAGCAGACCGCTAAAACCATTTCCAGTAAGTGGGGTTGCCCCTACGTATGGAAAAGACCTAACAGTCAAAGAAGTGTGAGCGTCTGTCGTGTAAGTAAAAGCCACACGCCACCAGCCGTTGCCAGCATTTGATACAGCAACTGATGCACCAGAAAAACTACCTGTTATAGACGGAGCAGTAATGACGCTTCCATCAATTAGTGAAACAATGACACTTGCGCTATTCGCTGAAAGATTTCCAAAATCCGACAACCGAACTGATGTGGTTGCGCCTAATGCTTTGAAATAAGTGCTGCGAGTATATTGAATTGCCGATGCTGCTTTTGACACAACCTGTCTTGTTACGTTATTTGCAAAAGAACTTTGACCGCTTTCAACAATTAAAGCATCTGCTGTTTGCGCGCCGTCTGGCGCAATAGCAGTATTTGCAGTTACGCTGTATGGCGATGATGAAGCCCAAGGCGAGACATTGTAGGCCTCGCTTTGCAAGATTAAATTCGTCCGCTGCTCCTCAATCTCCAGCCCCAAGCTCTCAAACGTAGTTGGGTTGTGGTCAAACCGTGCCACACCACTTGCAGCAGTCAGAAGTTGAGGGACGTAGTTGGTGATCGTCTGTGTGGTTGTGACTGTGTAGGCTGTGGCTGCGGAGCGTTGCTCCAGTTGAGCGCCCCAAAGGATAATTCCCTTTGTAACATCGCCAGCATAACTCTCCTGTCTTGCTGCGGTAGCAGTTGTAATCGCACAAAAACTTACTGACAGCGCGGAATCAGCAGCAACAAAAGTTGTTGTGCATCTATAAAAACCATTTGTTGAAGCTGTAATTGTTGCCGTCAGTCCAGAGCCAACATCGCCTAATATCCCGCTAGTTAAATTGAAGTTTGCGCGAGGATTTCCTGATACATCTGAAGCGCCAAAAGATATTTGAAATTCCCTGCCGTTTAGTGGCTTAACAAACACAGACACTGTATAAGTCTGTCCCACAATAAGCGTTACGTTCTGGGCGCATCTATGTGCTTCAGTTGTTGCCAATTCATTTATGCTGTCAGCAGTAGTTGTGCCATCTGGTGCAGCAGATGTATCAGCCGTTGTCGTTATTCCCAGACCTATCCAACTTGCGTTATCAAATGTCTGACTCTGTAACAGCAAATTCTCTTCAGCCTTAGCCGTTTGAGTGCCGTAGTACGTGGCAGTGCTTGCCCTAGTGAAGGTGATGCGAGGATCAAGTTGCTTGGTGTTGGCAAAGTCCAGCAGCAGTGTTGGCTTGATTGCAGGGAAGTTTGATTGAATGCTCATGTTGTTTCCTTATATCGAAGTAATTGTTTCCCAAGCAACGCCTGAGTAAACACTGAGCTTTGCAAGTGTGGTGTCAAACACCATCAATCCAGCAGCAGGAGAAGCAATAGCGTTTTTCTGTGTTGTGGTCATGTTAGGCATCCTCACGCCCTTGGTAGTGCTTTGAATATCTAAGATGGCTGAAGCTAAAGGGGAGCTTGTGCCAACACCTACGTTTGAAGCAGAAATTGAATAAGCTTCCAATTTGCCGTAGACAGTCAAGTCTTGCTGTACATCCAAGGCCGCAACAGAAGTTGGGCCAGTTAGTTGGATGTCAATGCTTGGCACTGTATACTGGTAGACATTTTCTGGACTGTCGTTACCAAGGATGTACATCTTTGTACCGTCAGGCTTAATGTAAATATCGGCGGGTGCTCCATCTTGCGGAAGAACGCTAAACTGTCCAATTGTTGCCGCTGTACTGATGTCCCATGGTGTTGTCAGATTGTAGACAGTAACGTCATCACCACTTGCACCAGCGACAAACATCCGTGAGCCATCTCCCGTAAACGTCATTCCGTTTGGAGATGCTTCTTGGCCTGATACTGAAAACGACTGCAAAAATGTGGCTGTTGATACGTTCCAAGCCGTTGACAATGTGTATTGATAAACAGCGTCCCCGGCAGAGCCGACCACGTACATCGACAAACCGTTTGGTTTAAACCAGAAACCGTTGGGTGCTGTGTCTTGCCCTGCAACAGAAAAGGAAACGCTGTCGTAAGACGCTGTTGCAACAGACCAAGGGGTGCTTAGTGTGTACTGAAACACTGAATCATTGGATGAACCAAGCACATACATTTTTGTCCCATCAGCACGGAAAAATACGCCAGTTGCAGCGCCATCTTGTGCGTTTACGCCAAAACTAGTCACAAACACCGCAGACGATACAACCCAAGCCGTAGACAATTTGTACTCGTTTACGTTGTCATTGCCGCTTCCAACAACATACATCTTAAACCCGTCTGGGCTAAAGAACAGGCCGCCAACAGTTGTTTCTTGCGCCGCAACAGAAAAAGACACATTGTCGTAACTTGCACCAAGCACGTTGACGTTGCTCAGAATAGTGTTGCCAGCCACATGGACTGTTGCTGCGGGGGCTGCTGTAGCAAAGCCTGTCTTGCCAGCACTGGTGATGCGAACACGCTCGGTAGGTGTGCTTGCACCGTCAGCG